TGGAGAGCACACCGGAGAATGCCGGTGAGACCGAGGAGGTGCTGTGATGGGTCTGCCTGTAGTGACGGCGGAGAACTATTTCTCCCCTGAGATGAACATGGCCTATATGGGTTCTACCCAGTTCAAGGCTTTTGACCGCTGCGAGGCGGCGGCGCTGGCGGAGGTGCGGGGCGAATACGCCCCCGCCGCTTCCACGGCGCTGCTGGTGGGCGGCTATATCGACGCTTATTTTTCCGGTGAGCTGCCGGTGTTTCAGGCCCAGCACCCGGAGATATTCAAGCGGGACGGCGGCCTGAAGGCGGAATACGTCCACGCGCAGGATGTGATCGCCCGGATGGAGGCGGACGAGCTGTATATGCTGCTGATGTCCGGAAAGAAGCAGGTGATCCTGACCGGCGAGATCGCGGGCATCCCCTTCAAGGTGAAAATCGACAGCCTGCTGGACGCCGACACCAGCCGCCGGATCGTGGAGCGGTTCCCGGAAATGGCGGAGGTCATGGGCATGTGCGACGGCGCTTTGGTGGATCAGAAGGTCATGCGGGACATGAAGGGCATTTGGTCAGAGGAGGAGCACACGAAGGTCTCCTTTGCCCAGTTCTACGGTTACGACATTCAGGGCGCTATCTATCAGGCCATCGAGGGCCACATGCTGCCGTTTCTTCTGGCGGTGGGTACGAAAGAGGACGCACCGGATATTGACGTGAAATATATCCCAGACGGTGAGCTGGCCGCCAAACTTGCGGAGGTGGAGGATCGCGCCCCACGGTATCAGGCCATCAAGGAGGGCAAGATCGCCCCGCGCCGCTGTGAAAAGTGCGCCTACTGCCGCATGACCAAAAAGCTTTGCCGCGCTACGGACTACCGGGAGGTGGACTGATGCTGAACAGGACGATGGTACAGGGGCGGCTGGTGGCCGACCCGGAGATGCGCACCACACAGAACGGCGTGGCGGTGTGTTCCTTCCGTGTGGCGTGGAGCGAGACGTACAAGGAGCATGAAAAGAAGCTGTTCCTTTCCTGCACGGCATGGCGCGGTCTGGGCGAGATGATCGGAAAATACTTCCACAAGGGCAAGGAGATCGTTGTGGAGGGTGCGCTGGAGACTGAGGAATATACGGACAAGGAGGGCAACAAGCGGTCGGCGGTCAAGCTGACGGTGGACAAGGCCCACTTCTGCGGCCCGAAGGATGGTTCTTCTTCCGGCGGCTACAAGAGCGCCGGGGGCGGCGTGAACGTGTCCGCCAACGAGTGGGGCGAGGTGGAGGATGAAGAGGATCTGCCTTTCTGACGCTGGCAGGCAGATCAGGCAGCAGCTGACCATGCGGGAGGTTGTGGAGCTTTACGGTTTTACCCCGGATCGGAACGGATTTATCAAGTGTCCGTTCCATTCGGGGGACAACCACGGGAGCCTGAAGCTCTATCCGGAGGATCGGGGCTGGCACTGCTTTGGGTGCAATGCCAGCGGGTCGGTCATTGATTTTGTGATGAAGCTGTTCGACCTGACCTTTCAGCAGGCGGTTTTACGGCTGGAGAGCGATTTCGGGCTGCACCTGACCTATGAAGCGCCGGACAGGAAGAAAACGTCCGCGCTGCTGGAGAAGCGCCGCGCCGAGGCAGCGGAAAAAGCACGGCGCGGCGCGGAGTATCAGGTGCTGGCGGAGGAATA